GTTGCAGTCTTGCTAACTTCCATAACAATTGAACCTCCAGTAACGATTTGAATTTGAAGATTGCCTGATGCTGTATTAGCGCACACACCACCCATATCATCAAGATTCATTGTGCCTGCATTATGTAACCCAAAAATAGGGACACCATCACGGGTAATAACAATTGCGCCATTAGTTGACCATGTCATTCTTTTAATTGCCAAAGCGGTGACAGTCTCCGATTGAGCGTTTGCTCTAAATTCATTCAATCTAAGGTTAGCAGTACTAACATCAGTACATCTAATAATAGATGAACCTCTTACTGAGTTTATGATTTCATGTGCCATTTATCGTATTCCCATTGATTTGCGTCTTCTGAGAGACATTTTTCTTTTTAATAAAGTTCTGTTTAATTTTGCTCTACCTTTGGACTTCCAATATCGTTTAAGCATTCTTGCTTTGTGAATTCTAACACTAGCAGGAATTCTCTTAACCGTGTTACCTGAAAGTTTGTATCCTTTAATTGCTGATCGTCTTACATTTTTTTGTACTGTAATACGACCTTTTGCATTTCTTCTAATTCTACGGCGAATCTTTTGAATTCTTCCCATTCGAATTATGTTAGCTTCTTCCAGTTCTTCCACTTCTTCGTATATAGAGCAAGCAACATATCTCTTTTTTTCTTCAATTCTTTTTGCTATGATACTGTTTAGATAATACTCTATAAGTTCTTTGGCCTCATCTAACTTGTTATGTGCAATTAAATCTATAAATTTCATTTGGCATGCTTGAAAGCAAAGTCAGCAGCCTTCATTAAATGTTCTGGTGACTTATGTACCATATCAGCAAACTTTTTCTTGTTCTCGTCATTCAATGCTTTATGCACTTGAGTAATCGCTGATGCGGTGAAATGATCTACTTTACGGGTATGACCTGACGCAAACTTAACAGACTTTGCCTGTTTATCATTCACAATCTTATGAAGTGTATCCATTACTGCTTCTTCTAACTCAACTTGTTCAGTAGTTTGAATGTCTTTAAACCCTTCATCAGAAAATGGAATGCTAAAATGTTTTTTCAGTCTATCATTATAGTATAAAGCAATCTTTGTATTGTCTGGGTATAAACGAATCGCTTTTCTTTTTAGTAACAACACAAAAGGTGGTTCGTTGTGAATGTTTTCTTCAGTCAATTCAATGTCTTCTGCTAACTTACCATCAAGAACATCATTTGCACCAATTTTAATTTTGTGTGTTTTAATTTTTCTACCAGTAACATCTAATTTAAAATCCGCAGCAGGAATAGAATCCGCTGCTTCACTTACTGCTCTGCGAGACTGTTGAAATATTTGTTTATTATTAGTAAGCAAATCTACCATCTTAACAAACATATTTTGAATGATGGCACGATCAGCAGAAGAAAACTTTGGATTATCTTCTGACATTCTATCTAAAATTTTGTGTAGTCTTTGCATCTGTGCTTTATTGGCAAGACCAGCACGAACAAGTGCATCAAACTTTGTATAGTCTGATTTTTCTTCTTCTACAATAGATTTGAATTCTAATAAAGATTTCATGCTTCTGTAGTTTCTTTCTGTTCAGGTTCTTCTACTTCAACACCATTAAAAAGTGTAGAAGCAATCTCTTGTTTTTTAGCATCAAGTGATTCGAATGCTCTTGACGAAAGTAATTCATCCAAAGCTGTTCTAGCTTGGTCACCCTCGCCTGCTGCTACTAAATCAATAAATTGTTTCGTATCCATAATTTCTCCTTATTTCTTATTTATTACCCGACTGAATCTCTTAACAACATTGTCAAGTTCAGGTGTGGGCGATTCTTCAGATTCTCTATCCGATACATTGTCTTCAGGTGGATATTGTTCTGGCGTAGCTTCAGCGGGTTGCTGTTCTTGTCCTTGATCTGGTGGTAAAGGTTTACCATCAGGCCCTAATTCTGCTGGTTCAGGTTCAGAATCAATTTGCTTTTGCATTTCTTCAATTTCATCGTCTGTAAATTGAAGAACATTTTTCTTTACCCATTCTTGAGAATAGTATCTACCAACATAGGGATCAATTTGCGTTAACATCTGAATTCTACCCTGTAGTAATTCAGCATCTCTTAGTTCTGTGAAATGATTGTCCTGATTGAATTCGTAGTAAATATCTTCTCTAAATTTTTCCCATTCTTCTTGAGAACATATTCCTTTAAGAACAAGCTGTGTTCTGACTGCATGATCGAATATTTGAGCGAATTTATTGCGAATTCTATTGATGAATTTATTGAATTTTAATTCATCTCTAGTTACTTCTGTACTTCTACCTAGACCTACTAGACCGCCGCCTTGTGGTTCTAATCTGCTATAGGGAACATTCAATGATTGAAATAGTTTCTTTTGAAAGTACTGTACATCTTCCATTTGACCTAAATTTTGTCCAGCTGGAAGTGTAGTGATTTCGGTGCCCTTACCACCTTCACGACGAGGTAGCCAAAAATCTTCAAGCATAGACATATGTTTTCTGTCATCTCTCAGTTCACCGGTGCTGGCATCATATACCATTTTGTTTTTGTATTTGACCATCACATCACGCATATATTGTTCAGCTTTACCTTTTGGTAAATTGCCTACATCAATATAAAATATACGGCGTTCTGGTGCTCTAGATATACGGTAAATAACTACCGCATCTTCAATCATTCGTAATTGATTTAATGGCTTGATTGCTTTGTGTAGATATGATATAATGAATGTATTCTTAGCATCCATCATACCTGAGTTAACATTAATAATTGATTCGGGTGCGATTCTTAGTCCCGTATTTACTGATGCAGTATAACCTTGAGTAGTAATGCCTCTATCATTGTAGACATAATATTCTGCCATTGATTTGATAATATCAGCGCCGGTCTTAGGGTCACGACCTTTTTGTACTTCACGAACCTTACGAATCTTTCTTGGATCGATATATCGTAATTCTTGTATACCTTCTTTAGGATTTTTCTCATTGACAATAACATGAAAATATAATCTACCATCAATGTACCAACGGCGATACAAATCATCAGCAATATTAGAGAAGTTTAACATTTTCAATATGTTATCAAACTCATCTCTAATTTTTTTCTTAATTGTTTCTGGTTGCTTCAAGTTATCTAAAACCATTGAAACGATTTCGCCATCTTTTTCGTGTACAATTGATTCATTAACAATTTCATCAATCGCTGCATCACATTCTGGATGGTTTGACATTTCACGGTATCGAGTAATCAGTTCCAATTCGTTACGAACGGAGCCTTCTAAGTCAACATATGTACCGTAATGTGCGTTTTGTGTAACAGTAACTGCACCATCATCAAGTGCAGCATTTGGAAGTGTAAAGGAAGCTTGTTCAGGAGTTTCCTTCTGAACGATATCTTTTTGTCCGAGTGTAAAGCCAAATAGTTTTATAGCCACTAGTTATATCCTTGCATAATGAATGAAAGAGGGGGAAATCCCCCTCCTTCTTAAACTACTAGATCCTCAACTGATTCCCACCACTGATATGATAGATTGACAGTAAATTCTTCAATCGTATCGTTTGATCCCCAATCAACATCGATTGCGGATAAATCAGTTGGGAATAATCCGATGATTTTATACTTCTTCAATGTATTACCAGCTTTGCCATACTGTCTTACTTCACCATCAACAGTATAACCAAGTTGTGTTGCAGCAGCTGGATTACGAATGTTTAAGTTGTGACTATTTAAACCGTTCATCCAACGCTCAAAAGCATTACGAATAACAAAATCTTCATCGTTAATAACTGTTAGTGACCAGTCTTGAAAGGTTCTATTACCAGCAAACTTCAGTTCACGACCAAAGTAATTCATCGGAACTGTGTTAACTGTAGAACCTGGCAACTGAGCAGTCTTACACATAAAACTCATTTTTGTTTGTGCTGTTCCAGGCAATGCAAACGCAGGAAATGGTAAAGTCACCTCGAAAAGGTTTGGACGGGCACCATCACCCTGCATCTGAGAGCGGAATTCGTTGATATTAAATGCCATTATTGGGTCTCCTATCTCTCTTTATTTATTAGAATTTTCCAACAACTTCTTCAAACGCTACGCCTGTTCTAACAGCAACGAAGTTTAGCTGAATATAGTTGATGGAACGAGCAGGTTTAATGTAAATATCACCAACAAATTGATTCTGGTCAATTACTTCAGCAGTATTATTTGTGCTATCGCAGACAACACGATAATCAAAAATACCACGGCGACCTTTAACATCACGCAGATATGGTTCAACAGCGTTAATAAATGCTGCTCTTGTAAATTCATCATTGAATTCAAACAATGATGAACGAGAAGCTTTAGCAATTGCTTTCTCTAAAACAATAAACAGACGGCGTACATTAATCCTATCGAACGCAGAAGGACGAGTTAACAGAGTTTTGTCGCCATATAGAAGTGTGCCTTCACCTGGGAAAGTAACAACTGGGTTGATACCTGCTTTGTAAAGTGTATCTCTTTCTGCTTTTGTAGGATTCCATGCAAGCTTAATTACATTCTTAAGCACACCACGGGTCGATCCTGCTGGAGAGAACCATGGGTCACGGGTCTGATCTGTTCTAGCACATAGACCAGCAATATCTCCGTTTAGAGGTACCCAACGATAAACATCATTGTATTTGTCGAATTGATACTTGTAACCGCAATCTGCTGCGGCATATGATGATCTTGTAAAGTTGGCAATAGTACCTACAACATCGGCTACTTCTCCACCAAAGTTATCTACGGCATCTTCAAAGTCAGGTGAAACAAATACGATACAATCTTTGCGAGATTCGGCAATAGAGATTAAATGGTTAGGAACTGTAGCACCTGTAGTTCTACCTGCCATCAATAAAGAAACATCTACAGCGTCTGGATTAGCAAATAAATCGTAAGAAGTATTAATATCTGAAGCGGTTGGAGTAGCATCTGCACCACTATCAAGCGACAAGCTTACTGATGAAGACATATTAGTAAACGCATATCCTAGTGTAGCTGGTGTACCCCAACGGCTAGTTAGGATAGGATGTCCACCCCACCAAACATACTTAGATTTTTTATTCAGAACATCTTTGTAGTAATTGCTTGAACCATCATAGTTCTTTGCATCGCTTGCTTTAGAAACATATCCAAATTTCTCTAGAACTGTTCCTGCATTTGCTGTAAATACACCAGCCTCATCAACGATAACGATGTGCAATTCATCAAATGTTGAACTATTAGATTGTGCATATGCTGAGTTAGCTGGAGCGGAATCAAATAGTGATTCATATGTCCAACCTGAAAAAGTTGCTGCATCAGCCATAGAAACTTTTAAACCACTGCCTAATACACCTGGATACTTAGCGTAAATTGAAGTGGAACTATTTGCTGAATAATTTTGTTGATAGTCAGTTTCATTTTTAATTAGAACTGCCTCATTTCCGCCTGTTACAGCGTTTACTGCACCCGAACCAACAGAACGAACGAATCTTAAGTCACTGCTGTATGAAAGAAAATTAGCGGCAGTGAAAAAAGTGCTGTATGTGTTAGCGTCTGGTTTACCGAATTTATCTGCAAATTGAATTTCGTTTGAAATTGTAGTTAATTCATTCACTGGACCCCATGTTGCAGCGCCGGCTAAACCACCAACAGATGTGGCAACAGAAGGAACAACTGTTGTCAAATCTACTTCGGAGACATTTACTCCTGGTGATAATTGGAAAGCCATTTTATGTTCTCCTTTTTAGTATAGAACCTTAATCTATTCATCTATTTATACTTTTAGAATGTTGAGGGCATGTAACCTCTTGATTTTGCAAGAGTCCATATATCTTCGCCATCAAACATTTTTTCTTCTTCTTGGCCTGTAACAAGTTCTCCTACAGGCAACATTTCTTCTTCTATCATCAAGTTTTGCTCTTCGACCATTTTCTTTCTGATATCTGAGTCAGTCAAATCTCGAAAGAATGGCTGAGCAGATAACCAAGAGAAAATAACTAGAGTCATAACTATATCGTCATTATTTCCTTCTTCTGCTTTATAAGAATCTCCCACTCTCACAAAGGTGTTCAATTCTGCTATTGTGTCGAAATCATATAGTAAAATTTTATCGTTCTCTATTAATGCCTTCAAATTAGCGCAACCAATCTTTTTGACTGGAGTGGTAGTCTTAACACCAAAAGTAGTTGTTTTTTTATAGCCAGAAGAGACTCTTTGACCTTTAGCCGAATGTCTCTCTAATCGGAAAATATTTTCATACTCCAAATCATAATGTAAAATATCTACAACCTGTTGACCGACATTATTTGTTTCCAACAATATATAAGCGTTGTTGTATTTAGACGCTATAGAATATATAACATTAGGAAATACCAAAGGTGCTATATTATTATTACGATATTTGGCAACATGTTTATACGGTATTTCGGTCACATCAACAATAGAGATTGCTGAGTAATCTCGGTTCACGCCTTCGGCACAATCTACGGTAGCAATATATGTATGATTTTTGATTGGCTGTTCATAGACCATCAGTCCCGTATCGTTGGACTCAATAGGTTGTCTGAAAACTAAAGTCTTTAGCTTGTATCCTGGTATCAGAGTAGCCGAAGAACCTATAAATTCAGTTTCAAATTCTTGTCTGAATTGCTCTTCGCTAGTGTTACGGATTGTTTCTTCTTTCCATTTCTCATCTCTTCCTGGTACCATGGACCAATGAACTTCAAATGGTACATATAGCGAACGCTTTTCTACAGCATCCATCCACATCTTATAGAACATATTCAAACCGTAAGGTGTGGAAACGATAATAACTTTTGTGGTTTTACCTGATGAGATAACTGGATATGTAGATTGGAAGAAATCTTGAGCCATATTGTGTGGTACGAAAGCAAATTCATCTAAGAAAATCAAATTGTAAGTACCACCACGAACGCCTGATGCGCTTGTTGCAAATGCAGAAATCTCAGATTTGTTTTCTAGTACAATGTTACCTTTGTTCCATTCTAAGATACCCTGTTGCATCCACATAGGCAAATATTCATAGGCATATTGTATACGACCTAGAATATCTCTAGCGAGATCGCCTTTGTTAGCGAGAATAGCTATTTTATAGTCATCTTGGAATAGAACCGACCATAACATATAACCGACAACCGTAGTTGTTTTACCAACTTGTCGTGGCATTTTACATATTGAAAAACGGTTAATATGAAAACCATGGATCATATCTTCTTGAAATGGCCACATATTAAACGGAACAAGACCTAAGTCAACATTGACAATCTTTACATAGGTCTTAATAAAGTATACTGGGTCTTTGATGCACTTAGTAATTTCTACTAATTGCTCCTGCGTATACTCAATTTTTATGCCAGGTTTCTTTAGGCTTGAATTGCCTTGATAACCCTCATTCATTTAGTAATGCTTCTTAACATCCATGCGTGTTTTTGGTGAGCACCCAAAAGGTCTTGTAGAAAGTTACCAACTGCTGGCTCATTAGCATTTTCAGCAGCAACAATACCTGCACGGAGATGAATAATATATCTGTCATTATCTGCTCTCAATTGATTCATCATTTCTAAAGGAGATGGAATATTTAATTCCTCATCGAGATCAGCAAGTTCTAAGAATCTTGTCATAGAACCTGGGGCATAAGCATTTAATTTTCTTAAGTGCTCTGCGATATCATCAGTTTGTGCCCATATAGAATTATATAATCCATCTAAGAAACTGTGATATTGTGGGAAGTTTGAACCCTCAATGTTCCAATGAAAATTGTGTGTCTTCAAATACAAAGCAAAGTTTGTAGCTAGAATCACTTTCAGTTGTTGAATAAGTTGTTCCATTTTATCCTACCTGTTTAATTTGTTTAATCAAATCTCTTGTTGACCCTACAAATACTGCTTTATCCACATTGATAGTAGCAGGTACTTGTGGTTGCAAATCTTTTCTTTTCTTTTGTAGGTCCAATAGGTCTTTGTTCATTTCACCCAATTGCTTTAGCATATTCGATGCTACTTCATATGCTCTAGGATGCTCAGACTCTTTAGCTACATGCAAAATATTATCGACAGCAATATTCCCTTTCATCACAAGTTCACGAATGTTTTTTCTGGCAAAAGCAAAATCAGTTTCAATATCATCAGAAGAATTATCAATAACTACCGGAGATTTTACATCCTCAATAGGTTCAATATCAAAAATCTCCGATAGCTTTTCATTTATCTTCATAGATTATACGAATGCTAATTGCTTCAGTTGGCTACCATCAGAAATAAACATCTTGCCTACACCAGTAGCATGACTTGTTACAACCATAGTGCCTGCTGGTAGAGAAGTAGAATCTAAATTGGTAACTGCTGTTGTTAGAGATTTAATTGTCAACCCGTTATACAATCTAATATCAGCTTGAGTGTATGCTGTATTTGATGATGCAATATCTGTAGCTTTAAACTTCAAGTCTAGACCGTACTTGAAACCACTAGCGGGAGTTGTGTTAACCATAGCAACACCAAATGCCGAGTTAGCGGTAGTTAATCCACCATCACCATCTAGATAAGCCATAACCGCAGAATCAGCAGTTGTTGTTTGGTCACCAATCACACCTAGAACACCAGCTTTTGGAAATAGGCTTGGGCTTGTGCCTGTGATGTTATAGCTACCTGTTACACCGGTAATGTAGTTTCGTGTCGCTGTTAAGTTTGCACCAGTAACTCTACCTCTAACTGCTTGAGAACTAGCGGGATCTTGATAATCGCTACTTCCAAAAGCTGCACTGATTGTTAATGTTGATGCTAGACCTACTGTAGCACCACCACCAGTTGCTGATGCAGTATCTGTAATAATCTGTTTAACAGTAAATGTATTCGTATTTGCAGCACTAACTAAACTATTTGCCTTTTCAAAAGCAGCATTGGCTTGAATAAAAGCAGAAATGCTCGAACTGGAACTGGAGTTTGCAACAACAAAAGCCGCATTGGCTTGAATAAAAGCACCATTGGCATATATCGCAGCAGAGTTAGCAACATAGCTTGGTGTGTTAGCTTGAATAAATGCTGCATTGGCCTGAATAAATGCCGTAGCTGCCACATTTGATGTGGTGTTAGCAAAACTGAAAGCTGAGTTGGCATGAGTAAAAGCTAGATTTGGTCTTAGCGAAGTGTAATTATTAAGTGTGCTCAACGCAAGACTATAAGTTACACCACTAGCGGTATTTGAAATTGGAAATATAATTTTAGAAGGAATATTGCTAATCGCAATTGTCTCATCTAATTGTGAAATCCTTTTGGTCATTTTAAAGGTATCCTTGTTTACTTTTTATGTTAGTAAGTTTTCTGAAGCTTCTGTTAGAATGTTCTCATCTTCTTCTGTAGTAATCTCAATGTATGCATCATTTATAGTTAACGATTGATCTTCTAAAGTCGATGGGAATTCTTTAATATCCGTATTATAACCGTAACTTGTATCTGGAGTCGCTGAAGTTGGATCAGGGATCGTAACTAAAGAAACTGTTTTAATTGGGTTCAAATCAACAGTATTTATAGTATAACTTGCCCCGGAGTAGTCTCCCGTTAGAACTTCATTCTCTTCTAGCAGGTCGGTTAAATTAGAAACTACTAGTGATCCTGTACTGTTATTGGCAAAATAAGTAACGGTACCTGTTTTTCCTTTATTCGCTACTCTAACGATTTCTCCTGTTGTATATACGCCCCTGCCTGAATTTGAGTCAATATAAACTTGTTGAGAAGTTGTAGCCCTTGTGTCGGTGTAGATATTCGTATTTGCCTGCTCAATAACGGAAGATGCACTAACCGCAGGGAAAATATATCCTCTAGCAGTAAACGATAGATTCCATATAATTAATCTGGTACTCATCATATCGCCCTCATAATCAACCTCAGGAGTTACTGAGTTGAGCATAATTGGCATGTCATATTTTCTACCGATGGACGGAATAAAATCAATCGTCACGGTAAAATCTGGCGTAAAGAATGGCAAAATTTG